CAATTAATCGAGATGAAAGGGCGGTTGGCTAATCCGCGGATGCCGTCCCCGAGTGGCTGTACTAGTGCTTCCAACAGCAGCGCTCATGGTGATCCTCAAGTTGGCCGTATAGGTCGAAGAGCTCGGTGAAGGTTAAGCAGCGGGAGAAGCCCTGAACCTCTGGTGGAATAGAACCTGACCAGCCCTGAAAGACAAACTCCTGGACAAAGAGGGGCCATTCCGCGTCCCGATCGATCTCAAACCTCTCCTCAAGCCACATCAGGTACTGCCTACCCAGTACCTGAAACTCGTAGCAACAGGGGTTATCAATGATCAGGCCACACATAATGGCCCAACTCTGACTTGGAGTCTTGGCACCGCGCTCTGGCCAGAACGCGATGGACAGGGACTCTTCGAAAGGGCGGGAAACGCAACATTCCTCTTCAGCGCACCAAGTGTAGCGCTTGCCAAGGAATGCTGGCGTAGTACATCCCACACCAAAGCCGTCTGGGTAGAAGACCGATTCAACCTTGGCAGGTCGAATGTCTCCAGCAAACAGCTGTTCGAAGATTCTCTGAAATCTTTCGAGGGTGATCACATCTCTAAGTGCCTCGGTCACGCCTATGCGCCCATCATCTCCAAGGACCTCGATAGAGAGGGTTGAGAGGTGTTGAGCTGTTTCCACATCGCTGCACCCATGATTAATTAAAATCTGGGCGCAGGTAGCGTAAACAAGCCTAACAACCTCCACCGTCTCAATCAGACTGGTCCACCCATGACCGGACGCAAGTCCGGTCTCTACAAGGAAGCTACGCCCATCGGGCATAATCAGCTCCCGTGCAGAGAGGGTGTTGAAGATGAATTGCGCAACAAGCGGCGGCAAGATGCATCTATCCATCAGAAGTTTAAGGGTCTCGGAGGTGTAAGAAAGGGGCTTCAACGCAACATCCATCCCTGAAATGTCAAAGCCAAATATATGCGTACACCCTCTTAACCGACGAAGAACAGACATGCCGCCGCCGTGAAAGTGGGACGTTCCAAATCCGAACGTCCCACCACCGGTTACGGCAAGTTCGTCAGTGAGGGGCTGTGCGTACATCTGGCAGATCCTGACATCATGTGCGTCTTGCGCCTGTATCATTCTACCTTTCTTAACAGCTTCTTTCTCCCGGTGAGATAATCGCGCCCTGCCTCCAGCCTGAAAGGGCCGGGGGCAGGGCCAGTCGATCCCCTGCACCATCATGCTCCACGACTCGTGCACGTCAGAAAGAACTTGAC